GTTTACGGTGGTGGACAATGCATAAAGCTTATTGGTAATAATATTGCATCTTTATCTATACCATCTTTAGATAAGATGTCTTCAGCAAATAGGCAATACTCGTCAACCCTTGAATTTTGGCTAAAGATATCAAACTCAGTAAAAGATGAAAGAGTTATTGTTAGAAAGCCAAACAGTGCTACTGGATTGTACATAAAAGACAACTATCTTATTTTTAGGGTAGGAGATGAAGAAACATTAGCCACTTCTTTGCCAATTGATACTTTTAATAAGCCATTACATATTGCAATGTCATACACCCCAAAGGGAATTAGTTTATTTGTAAATGGAGTTCAGTCATCTATAACAATATCTCAATTTGATTATTTTACTAAAACATATGATGTTAATGATGAAAAGTTTTTATTTTTTGGAAGCACATCATTAGGAATATATGTGGATAGCATAGCAATATATAGTTATGCATTTGAATCAACAATATCAAAGAGACATTTTATTTATGGTGTAGGATATGATATATCAAAATTTTCTATCTCCTCTAAGGGTGGAACTATGTATTCTATGCATATGCAAAATACTGCAAATTTTTATTCTTTATCTTATAATAGCCCAACTTCTTGGGGTAATAATTTAATCATCGATAATAATACTTTAGAGTTTCAAAGAAATGGATATTTAACAACAAAAAATTATCAACTACTAGAACATGTCACTTTTTCTGATGTTGATTATGAATTAATGTACAGCTCTACAGATGGAGAAATATCTTTTCCACATGGAACATCTTTATATTTAGGTGATCAAAAAAATAACTTTCCAAACGGTATGATATCTAAATTTGATTTTACAGGGGTAACCTGGACAACAAAACAATTATTATTTAAAATAGAATCATTTACAAATGCTAGTATTTCTGTATATGCAGAAAAACAAGGTGTAAATTATAAAATTTATTATTCTACAGAATTTATTAACGAAAACCTTGAACCAAGCGTAAATAACATCTTATCTACAACAACTCAAATAACAGGAAAAGCATATGTTGGATTCTATGAAATTAATAATGTATTAAGTCTATTCTTATATACTCCAAGTAATCAATACTCTATTGCAGATACAGGTTTAGAGCTACCTCTAATCTCACCGTCACTAACTTTTGGATCTGAAGGTATAACTGCATTTTCAAATACAACAATTGTTCCTTCATCAGATACAGAAGTAAATAGGTTTACTGGAAAGTTAAACTTGGTAGGTGCAATTAAAAACCCATTAGTAATTCCTGAAAACTTTATTGCCTCTGAAAACTATGAATATAATTATAAAATAACTCCAAGCAATCAAAAGAAACTTTTAAGATATACAAAAGGAACTGGAAAATTTTATATAGGTGCAAACTTTTTAGGAGAATCTGTAGTATATCCACATAGAATAGATCTTGGTTATGGAGAGGTTGATGGTGACAGTTTTGTCAAAGTTGAAGCTAAAGTATCTAATGCTACAACTGAAATACTTGCATCTCAAGAAATATTAAATGGTGATCCAATTAAAGGATTGCTAGGTATGGCAATTTCAGATTATGTTGTAACATTTAACTTAACACTAGAGTCAGATGATTATGATTTGTATCCACCAACACTTCAGTATTTTAATTTAAATGTATTTAGAGCAACAAATTCTACAATTGAAATGAAGTCAGATATAGGTGATCAAAACATTAAAATAACTCCTAAGTCAGGAAAAGATTTATATCTTCCAGAAGTTACAAAAACCCCATCTATGTACTATGGAAATACCACTGGATTAAAAATCGGTGATCAATATGGACAAATTTTATATTCTACAAAAGCAATTGGAACTGAAACAACAGAGGGAATTAGTACTATTATGTTTTCAGCTAAGACAACAACAACCTCTCAATGCAGATTCTTTTATTCAAACCCAGTAATTATTAGACAGACATCTGGTACCGTTGCAATTGCAGGTTCAGGAATAACTGGAACTATTTATGTTAATGGAGCAGCAACATCTTCAGCAGAAACAAATGAATGGAATCATTACATTATTGTTTTAGAAAACCCAATACAAATTGATACCGTTAATGGAACTTTGTTAGAAATTGGAAACTCTAGTGCTACTACAGGAGATTTTTATATTGATAACTTATGTTTATTAGAAGCAAAATTATCATCGGATCAGGCAAACAAATATTATAATTTATTCTACTCTTCTTATGCCAGTTCCGTAAAAGATTCCACAAGATATAATATTAACTTTTATGATAAAGAAGTGTCTCATGAAAATGTTGAGTACGAACTAATTCCTGGTCAAAAATCTATAAAATCAACAGTTAGTCTTTTAGCTACAGAAAATTATACCCTTACTTCAAATCAAATAAATTATTCAAATGATGTTGACTTGATTGAAATTGATGGAGTAAATACCCCAACCCTTGCTTCTCCTATAAAAGTTCTTCTTGCCAATCAAACAACTTCAGCAGATAGAGGGGTTTACAATGTAGCATTTTCTAACAACATTGCTACCTTTACCGCAGATACATCCTTAGAGGCATCAGACATAACAACTGGAGACTTGGTATATGTACAATATGGTGATGAAAATGGAAAAGAATTCTTGCAAAAACAATCAAATGGAACATACGAACAGGTATTCTTAATAAATAAAATACTTTCTTATAAAGAAACAGACCTGATTGATTCTGATTAATTTTTGACAAGCACTAGCAATAAGATTTAAAAAATGGTATCATTGTGGTATGTCAAAACCTAAAAACAAAGTACAAGCAGTACAAAGCAATGCAGAATACGGAATTTATGTATGGCAATTGCCAAATGGAACTAACTTCCAAGACGACCAGGGTAATACTCTAAATGTACCTGCTCGTAAATATGATATTCAAAAGATGAAACAGCTTGCAGATGCAGCAGCATATTGGGGTAAACCAGAAGGAAAAGCTGTTTTTATGCCAGGTGTTGGTAGGTCTTCTGATACTCAGGCTCAAGAAGATATTGATAGAATGGCAGAAGGTCTAACTCCATACGGAGACACAGACAACTGGAGAGAGGTGTTCCACAATGCACGAAATGCAGGAAATTAGTGGTAGAGATATTGGACTTGATACAGTAAAGTCTAATTCTCTTATTAACAATAACGACACAGATGATTTTAGTAAGAAGCCAGATGACTTAATTAAGTTGTCAGGTCTTGGTCATAACTTTAAAAGAAATGCCAAAAGAAAGTTAGAGAAGGCAGATCAGAACTCTTTAAACGGAGATGAATCAGAATCTAAGCAACTTGTTCCAGACAAGTATGGGTATGGTCTGTTTGATGTTGTAGAACCTCCATATAACCTAATTTCTTTATCAAGAATTTATGAAGTTTCAGCAGCAAACTTTGCTGCAATTAATGCTAAGGTTGCAAATATTGTTGGTCTTGGTTATAATCTAGAACCAACTCTACAAGTTTTGCAAATGCTTGAAGAAACTACAGATAAGGATCAGCTTTCTAGAAAAAGACGAAAGCTTGATAGAACTAAGCTTGAAATTGAAGAGTGGCTAGAATCAAGAAATGATGAAGATACATTTACCGCAACTCTTGTAAAGGCATATATTGACAAAGAAGCAACTGGTAATGGATACTTAGAAATTGGTCGTAAGGTAACAGGAGAGATTGGTTATATTGGTCATATCCCTGCAGCTACTGTTCGTATTCGTAGACTTCGTGATGGATTTGTTCAGATCGTAAATGGTAAAGCAGTATTCTTCAGAAATTTTCAGGATCTATCTCAGCCAAATCCAATTGGTGCAGATGCTCGTCCAAATGAAATTATTCATCTAAAGTCTTATACACCAACAAATACTTATTATGGAATTCCACCAATCGTTGCAGCAAAAAATGCAATGGCAGGTACAGAGTTTGCATCAAGATTTAATCTTGAATACTTTGAAAACAAAGCAACCCCTAGATATATTTTCTGGATTAAGGGAGCAAAACTATCTAAAGATGCAGAAGCAAAGTTGTTTGAATTCTTCCAAAATAACCTTCGTGGTCAATCTCATAGAACTCTTGTAATCCCAATTCCTGGTGATGAAAATGGTCAAAAGATTGATGTAAAGATGGAAGCAGTAGAAAATGGAATTCAAGATTCTTCATTTAATAACTACAGAAAAACAAATCTTAGTGAAATTCTTATGGCACATCGTGTTCCAATTTCAAAAGTTGGAACTGCTGAAAATATCTCATTGGCTAATGCTCGTGAAGCAGATAGAACCTTTAAGGATCAGGTATGTCGTCCAGAACAAGATACTTTAGAAAAGTCTGTAAATAGAATTGTTTCAGAAAAAACTGATATGTTTAAACTTAAATTTAACGAACTTACTCTTACAGATGAAGATACTCAATCAAAGATTGATGAGCGTTATTTAAGAATGGGAGTATACCTTCCTAATGAAGTTAGATCAAGAAAGGGTATGACTGCATTGCCAACAGGCGATGAACCAGTGCAATTAACTGCACAAGGTCAGGCAGAACAAAGAACCCAAGCTAATGGAAATAGGTTAAGAGATCAGCAAAGAGATGCCAACGCAGCAGACACTGGAACAGGTGCTAGAGTACCTCAAGGTGAAGGTAGACAACAAGCGTAACACTATAATAACAAATATGTTATATAATTAGAATTGTTATGGTAGATTTACAAAAGGCATCCCTTACTACTAATGGTAATCAAGTTACGCTTACCATGCCTATCTCAAAGGTAGATGTAGAAAAAAGAATTGTTTCTGGCTTTGCCACACTTGATAACATTGACCGTCAAGGTGATCGTGTTACAGCAGAGGCTTCACGCAGAGCTTTTGAAAACTTTAGAGGCAATGTTCGTCTTATGCACCAGCCAATCCCAGCAGGTAAAGTTGTAAACTTTAGAACAGAAACCTTCTTTGATCCAAATACAAATAAGCAATATAGCGGTGTATATGTAGACACATATGTTTCCAAAGGTGCACAAGAAGTATGGGAAATGGTTCTTGATGGAACTCTTACAGGATTTTCAATTGGTGGAAATGTAAAAGATTCAGAAAGCGTTCTAGACGGAGAATCAAAGAACTCAGTAAGAATTATTAAGGACTATGACTTGGTTGAACTATCCCTTGTTGATTCTCCTGCTAACAATCTAGCAAATATTTTTTCAATTCAAAAAACAGACAATGGAGACATTGCAACAGGAATTTTTAACAAATCAAACATTCAAAACGTATTCTGGTGTGAGACAGATGAGCTTGCCTACGTTGATGAAAATGAATCACACAAATGTGCTAACTGCGACTCAGACCTTACATCTATTGGTTGGATTGATGAAGTATCAAAAGAAGACGTAACAAAAGCAGTATTTGCTTTACTTCAAAAATCACAAGATAATGTTGTTACTAATGAAGAAACACCAAATAAGTATCCAGAACAAAATGAATTAGAAGATGAACTGCTAAAGGCAAAGTATTCTGTGGGAGATTTCGTACAATGGAACTCTTCGGGAGGAACTGCAAGAGGCAAAGTAACAAGAGTAGTAACTAATGGTAAAATAAAAGTACCAAATTCTAATGTTACTATTACTGGAACTCCAGAAGATCCAGCTGTTGCAATTAGAGTTTATCAAAAGGATGGCAATTCTTGGAAGCCATCCGATACCACAGTAGGACATAGAATGAACACACTAAGATCTTGGGCAGCAAAAGTTGCCAAATCTTTAGGTGTAACCACAGGTTTACTACAATCAGAAGTAGTGAAAATGGCAGTTGACTTAGAATCAGTTGCCTACCAACAAAATGAAGGAGGTGTTGAAGTGGCTGAAAATACAGAGGTCGTAGAGACCAATGAAGATATTGTCAAGTCTGATGAAGTAGCTGAAGATATTGTAGTTGATGAAGTTGTTGAAGAATCTGCAGAAATTGCAGAAGAAGCACCAGTTGAAGAAGCTCCAGTAACAGAAGCACCAGCAGAGGAATCTGTTGAAAAATCCGATTCAGAAAATGTTGAAGCTACAGTAGCCTCCACCGATAACGGTGAGGTAACTGATATTGCTAAAGCTCTTGACGAGATTAAAAAC